TACCGTTAAGAGCGCCTGAGTACGAGAGGTTCACGGCGCATACATATCGAGGGAACCTCACGTATGAGTGACTGCTTGCGAGCGGGCGTGTGGAATCGGCGGAGTGGTTATCTGTCGAATATTGAATAGGTATGGCGGACAAGTTTGCGGACTGTCCGCGTCCCTATTGAGTATAGCTTTACGGCGAACGTCCCGCCATAATGGACGGAATATCTTACGACTACCAAGTCGGTAAAAAGGGGTGGCGAAATGAAGGAAGATGAAAAGACGAGTCATGCGTCATATAAAGAACGTGTGAATGAATTGTTGGATGAGGTTGATGCTGAGATTGTCGGCATAGTAACGACCCAATACGATAATGACGATGAAATCAGTTCAATTACAATCAAACTGGCGCCAAGTGATTCGAATGGACGCTAAGTATGATGCGCTCAGTGAGTCTCAAAAAGAGGCTGCTGAATTAATGGTTGATGGCGCAATCAACAAGAAAAAGAATCCGAAAGAGAAACCGATGACCCAGACGGCTATTGCCGAAACAGTTGGCGTCACTGACCGCACTCTTCGCAATTGGAAGCAGGATGAACTGTTTCTTGACTACGTGGGGTACCTGTCCAGAGTTCGCTTACAAGCGGCTATGCCGGACTTTGTAGGCGTGTTAATATCGAACCTTGACAAGGGGCAAAACGTATCCACAAAGCAGTTAGACTTAATTGCTAAGGTTGCAGACTGGATGCCTGAACGCGGGCAGAGCGGAGGTACTACGGTCAATGTGAACATGGGGCACTTAGACTTAGATGAGCGGGTCGCACAGCTACAAGAGCGCCGTCGCAAAGAGGTTTATGATGCGCCTGTTAAAGAGATAGAAACTGAGGTGACGGACAATGAGTAGTCCTAATCTTGCTTTGGGCGAGAATGGCTTCTTATTGCCGAGAGATGAGCGCCTAGAGATACAGCAGTTATTGCAGAAAGAACGAGATATATACGTTGATTTAATTGCAGCAGGAGTCGCAACACAGCGTGATAAAGAACGATTTGTGACGGTTGATGAGCAAACAGAGCAATTGATTCGGATTAATGAAAGTGAGTACGATGTCGCTAGAATGGCGGTCGAATACTTCTCAGACGATATGAACCCCGACAATGATGAGAACTTATTGCCAGAAGGGGTTAACCTAGAAACGATGTCCAGCTTCCATAAAGATTTATGCGGGCTTCTTTCGGGTATTGCGTCAGGAGAGAAGAGAGAGAACGTTGCATGGGCGTGTCCAAGACAGCACGCAAAGACAGCGTATGGTTCGAATATATACCCTGTACATCAAGCAGTCTATAAGCATACAAAGTTCATTGTCATTGTTTCGGAGACATCCGACATGGCAGGCGCCTTTATCACGTGGGGCAATAGACAACTTAAGTTCAACGAGAAGCTCCGAAAAGACTTCGGTATACTAATGTTTGAACAACCGTCTAGAAACGACACAGACAACCGTGATGAGTACGTTACTCAAAATGGGGTAAAGGTAATGGCGCGAGGTGCCGGTAAGCAGATACGTGGTATGCGCTTCGGTAAGACGCGTCCTGAGCTATTGATACTGGATGACTTAGAAGGCGAGGAACACATTTCTACATCCGACCAAATGGACAAGATTGAGAAGTGGTTCAACGAACAAGCGCTTCCTGCGATGGACAAAGATGGAATATGCCTGTACTTAGGCACAATCCTTTGCTATGATTCATTGCTAGATAAAGTGGTTAGAACACGTGGAGACTTCGAAAGTAGACGGTATAAAGCCGTCATAAACTTCCCCGACAATAAAGCACTATGGGAAGAGTGGAAGCGAATATATCTAAAAGACGATAAGGATAGCGCTAAGAAAGCGAAAGAATTCTATGAGCGCAACGAAGAAGCAATGCTTGAAGGTGTAGAGCTTCTATGGGGTGAATATTGGACGTATTATGACTTTGTTACTAAGTTAATAAACATCGGTGCAAAGTCGTTCAACCAAGAGTATCAAAACGAGCCAACCGATGAAGAGCGCCAAATATTCAAGCCAGAGAATATGTACTACTATTTGCCGTATGATATCGAACAAATACCGCCTGAATCCCGTGAGTATTACGCAGGGGTTGACTTTGCAATGGGGAAAGAGAAAGGCGACTACAGTACGATTGCTACCATCCTTAAGAATAGGGATACGGGTAGAGCGTATGTCATTGATGTATACGAAGGCAAACTACACCCAAAAGAGTTTATGGAAGTTATTATAGACCATGCCATGCGGTATCAATACGATGGAATTGCGGTAGAGTCTCAAATGGCTCAAGAGTTCTTTACGGACTATCTAATGGAAGGATTGACCGCAAGGGGATATCCAGCACACAGCAGAGTCCGTAAGGTAAAGCAGAGAACCCGAAAGACCTTGCGTATTGAGGCGCTACAGCCTGAGATTGAGAACGGTAAGATACGTTTTAATCAGAAGCATGTGGACTTGATTAATCAGTTCGCAATGTACCCGATGGCAAAGCATGATGATATGATTGATGCTTTGGAGATGGCGTACAGAGCAGCGCAGGTGGGCGCCAGTGGTATCGTAAGAACCGTAAGAGTTGCGAGATAATGATTTTCATAAGGAAGGAGGAATACATTGATAGATTATAATTTAATGGCACCCGATGATTTGTCGATTTTGTTAAAGCGACCATTAGAGAAAGTCTTGTCTAGGGGCGAAGTTGAGCGATTAGACAAAGTGTATTATAACTATGATTATTACAGTGGTCGTCAACATGAGGACGTCATGGGTCGATTAGTCCGCTCATATGAATTAGAAAGACCGGATGGCTACGACTATGACCCGGCCAGATTCGAAACAAACTACTTTAAAGCGTTTATCAAACGTAAAGCAAGATGGCAGATGGCGGGGGATCACGGATTAGAAGTCGTCCCTAATACCGAGGATGCTTCGGAGATTGAAAGTGCTCAGAAACACGAAGAGCTTCTATATAAGTTGTGGGAAGATAACAAGATGGATGCTAAGAAGCTCGCTGTTGCACGTGACCGCATGATTGGCGGAATGGTGGCGTGTAAGCTTGCGTATAATGCCCGTGATGGGAAGTTGCATTGGATATGGCATAAAGCACACGAAGTATTCCCGCTGTACTCAGATGACGGCTTTAATACGTTAGAGGGTGTTGATATAATCCTCCCCAAGGACGACCCAGTGAAAGAGGGAAGAACGTTATACTACGTCCAACACTTTAGATTGGCGGACGGTGATAATGATTGTACGCTGGAAGAAATTGTGTATGACGACACTATGAAGGTGAAAGAGGTACTTGTAGCTGAGACATCTTTGGGAGTACCGTTTGTACCCGTAGTCATATTCGATGTAGACCCGACTGATGGTGTTGGAGAATACTTTGATGATTTGAAAGATACGGAGATTCTGACAACTCAATTAAACAAGATGATGGAAGATGCCTCCGATTCATTGGCGTTTGAAATGTTCGGTATAACTGTTATTAGTAACGCTAAAGAAGGAACAGCCAAGGATATGCAGATAGCTCCGGGTGCTGTTGTAGAAATACAATCCAACCATGAGGGAATTCGTTCTGACATGAAGACTTTAGAAAACTCCTTCAAGTGGAAAGAAGCGTACAAAGACCAATACAACCGAATCAAATCAGCACTACACGAATTAAGTGGATTGCCACAGATTGTGCCACAAGAACTAAACTTCGGTGGTATGAACGATAGAGCATTGCAGGTTCTTTACCAAGATATTATACAAGAGACCCAAGAGCATTGGCTATCGTGGAATCTCGGATTTGAAGAGCTGTTTGAAAAGTCTATAGGGTATTTACAGAACAGGACGCATAGTCCAACGTTCGTATACGATAAAGGATTCGTTAATAGCCTACCTCAAAGAAAGACACGAATGAACTTCATACTGCCGTTGCCTGACGATAGAGCACAGTTGATTGAATTGCTGTCTAAAGAAGTAGACTACGGATTTGAATCGACTAGAGGCGCACAGAAGCGTGCAGGTGTCGTAGATGTAGACAAGAAATTCAAAGAGATTCAAGAAGAACGAGAGATGATGCGGGAGATTGAAGACCCGTATAGTAGGAATTCTGAAACAGGCGGGCCACCAATTGAGCCTCCTCAGAATGAGCTACCAATAGGCGAAGGACAGTAATACTTGACCGAAAGTGATACTTGACCGAACGTGAAGTCATTATAAAAGACACGGAATTAATGTTCGACGGAACTCAAACGGAGGTAATAAATATGA